CCGGTGCAACTCTTGAAAGAGACTCGCGTGCCCGTGCCGGCAACGAGCGCGCATCCGCAGCGTGTGGACTTCGAGGAGCAACCCTAGCTGATGGATCACCTTCTCAAGTTTCGGGACAGCCTCCTTTCGATAGCCACACACCTTGGTTTCGCGCTTGAGGACGTTCGCAAGGGTGAGCGCCCCGACCGTATCTGTATAGATCGATCATCTGATCCTAGTGGCTATGCGGCCGGCCTAAACACCGAAGAACTTCTTACCTTTGCGCGATTGGGACAGGACGCACTTGAGCTCTTCTTTCGCGCAGGCGATCTGCCGCTGCTCACTCTTTCTGAATCAACCAGCCGGGAAGATATTGAACACCTTAAAGAACGATTAGCGGAACTGAATTTAGTCGAAATCGAGATTGTGGTTCGCAAACAGGCTTTGGTCGATGCGCTGAAATTAGAAGATGGGCAACGAAAGGTGCGCTGGTATTGTTTCACTTCACGCTTTGCGGACCTCCTGCGCGACACCTTAGGCTCACCCGAAATGTTGGAGCAAGCTTTATGGGGTGACGAGATCGATCGTCCTTGTTTCGTGTTTCTATTGGACGAGGCCGTGTCTGCACAGGGAGCTTGGCTTAAAGTGATAGGTCTCGACCAAGAGGTAATGCAGCTTGCGCCACCGCTGCTTACACGGGATGAGTTGCGCCGAATCCATGCCGCGGCGCATGACCATGTTCGATTAGACGCTCCGGCTACAAAGGATCTGCTTCCGCACCATCTCAGAATGACTCACTGGTCGTCTGGAAGCTCAACGATTCTCGCACTGCTGGCCTCCCACTGGGCCAACTCATCCATTGCGACGATATGTGATCGGCTGAGAAAGGTGGAAGGCTCTTCCGATGCGCTATTCTTTTCGGAGCATCGTTCCGCCTCCGTTCGATTGATTGGTGCCGACGAAGTCTCAGCCGTTGCATTCGGTCAATCTCTGGTGTGCTTGGGAGACCTTGTTGAGTGGGCCTACGATCCAAGTTCGGTTTCGGATCGCGCACGGATGGCAGGCCTGACGGTTTCGACTTACATGGGCCGGCACAAGCAGCCATGTTTGGCTGTACAGCTTGTTCAAGAGGCCTGCGCAATTCTGAGTGACGTGAAGTGGAAATGGCGCAGCTTCATCAATAAAGAGTTACGCCAATACACGTCTGATGAGCAGCGCTTAGAAGAGGAAGTAGGAAACACCGTCGATGCCCACGGCGCGGAGATAGGAGGGATGATCACTAGTTTATCGACGACGGTGCTTGGGGCCGTTGGAATCTTGATCGGCACCTTTGTGGCATTTGTCGTGACCGACAAGTTCAATGCCGATCTCCTTAGGTGGGGAATAGCCTTCTACATTGGCTACCTCGTTATTTTCCCGGGCGCGTTTGGCATGCTTCACCACTTGCAGCGTTATTCTTTGCTCCGCGAAACGTTCAAAGAGAAACGAAGCCGCTATCGCCTTGCCATCGATCCGGACCGAGTTGATGAGATCGTTGGGACCCGTGTTGAGCGGAGCTGCGGCCTGTTTTGGAGGTGGTTCATCGCTTCAATCATTGCATTAGCATGTGTGATAATGGTCTGTACGCTCATGGCGATTTACGCGCCTTCATGGATTGAGGATCGAATCAATAAAGTTGGTGACGAGGCGTTGGAGTCGCAGTGGATGTTGCCATCGCAGCCCAGCTAGGACAGTACCAAGGAGGCAACGGATGCCCAACCTGCCCAAGAAACGCTGCCGCTACGCAGGCTGCCTCAACACCACCCGCAACCGCTTCTGCTACGAGCACGCAGCGCTAGCTATGAAGTACTACGACAACCGCCGAGGCACATCACGAGAGCGTGGCTACGACGCTGACTGGGAGAAGGTTGCCGAGCAACGTCGTGACCTGGACTGCTGCCTCTGCCAGCCGTGCCTCAAGAACGACAACCGTCTGACGGCATCACGCACGGTGGATCACATCATCCCGATCAAGGCACGTCCGGACCTGCGACCGGACATCGACAACACGCAGGTAATTTGCCCAGCTTGCCACTCGCGTAAGACGCTCGACGATTTGCGCCGCTACGGGCATGCCCCAGGAACGCTTAGGAGGGCCACAGGAGCGTCCGAGCGCGGGTCGTACCCGGATACCACCGAGGCCCAGGGGGCGGGGGGACCACTTTTCTGTACAACCTGAGGCCCCGTACCAAACGTGCCCAAATGCATGAATTTCCGCGAAATTGGGAGGGGGGAGGTCGGCAGATTTGAGGGAGCGAATCGATGCGAGGACGCAAGCCAAAACCTACGACGCTGAAACTACTTACGGGCATTCCCGGCAAGCGCGCGCTGAATGATCGCGAGCCCACCGGCCCCCCTGGGATGCCTACTTGTCCGGCGTGGCTTGATAGCGAGGCGCAAGCCGAATGGAACCGCGTCACAGCGGAGCTGGACGCGATGGGAATTCTCTCGCTGGCCGACCGCTCGGCGCTGACAGCTTATTGCAAAGCTTGGAGCCGCTGGGTCGAAGCCGAGGAGCAGGTGCGGAAGTTCGGCATGATCGTGAAGAGCCCGGAGAAGGGCTTTCCGATGAAGTCGCCGTGGCTCTGCATCGCTGATCAAGCGCTGGAAGCGATGCGCAAGCTGATGGTCGAGTTTGGGCTAACACCATCGAGCCGCAGCAGATTGCGATTGCCCGGCGGCGGGGGCGCCGATGAGCTCGATCAATTCCTGGAGACAGGCTGATGCAGCGCCTGGCCCAACGACTGGCCGATGCCCGGTCGAAAGGCTGGGGCGAATGGATTCGCAGCAGCGCGGATGAACAGGCTGTTCTGGAAGGCTGCTCCTTCGATGTGGCGGCAGCACAGCGAGTCCGGACGTTCTTCACCAAGTTCCTGCGGCACTCCAAAGGACAATGGGCTGGGCAGCCGTTCGAGCTGTTGGAATGGCAATGGCGCGATGTCTTAGCGCCGCTGCTGGGCTGGAAGCGAGCCGATGGAACGAGGCGCTTTCGCCGCGGCTACATCGAAGTTCCCAAGAAGAATGGCAAGAGCACGCTGTTCTCTGGGCTGAGCCTGTACCTGCTGATCGCTGACAACGAACCGGGCGCAGAGATCTACAGCGCTGCGGTCGATCGTGACCAGGCGTCGATTGTCTACAACGAAGCGGCCAACATGGTCGAGTCGTCGCCGCTGCTGCTCCGCAAGCTGCAAGTGGTCCGCTCGACCAAGCGGATTGCATACCAGGCCACCAAGTCGTTCTATCGGGCGCTATCCGCTGATGCGCCGGCCAAGGAAGGGCTTAACGCGCATGGCATCTTGTTCGACGAGCTGCACGCCCAGAAGACGCGTGAGCTGTGGGACACGCTACGGTATGCGGGTGCCTCCCGAGTTCAACCGCTGGCGCTGGCAATCACGACAGCCGGCTTCGACCGCCACTCGATCTGCTGGGAACAGCACAGCTACGCCCAGCAGATCCTGGAGGGAACGGTCACTGACTCCGCGTTCTTCCCGTTCATCTGCGCGGCTGCACCTGAAGACGACTGGACCGATCGGGAGGTGTGGCAAAAAGCCAACCCTAGCTACGGTATCACGATCAATACCGACCAGTTTGCTGAGGACTGCAAGGAAGCGCAGGAATCTCCCGCCAAGGAGAACGCCTTCCGCCGCTACCGGCTCAATCAGTGGACCGAGCAAGACGTGCGCTGGCTATCGCTGGAGAAGTGGGATGCGGGAGATCGGGCGCTAAGTGACCTGGAAGGCAAGCCATGCTACGCCGGCCTCGATCTTTCGAGCACCACCGATCTTACGGCGCTCGTCCTCGTATTCCCAATCGACGACCACTTCGAGGTTGTGCCGTTTTTCTGGGTGCCGGAGGAAGGGGCGCTACGCCGCGAACGCAAGGACCGCGTCCCTTACACGCTGTGGATCAAGCAGGGATACATCGAGGCGACACCCGGTGAAGCGGTGGACTACGACCGCATTCGAGCGAAAATCGACGAGCTGAATCAGATTTACCGCATCGAGTCCATTGCAATCGACCGCTGGAACGCAACGCAGCTGTCCACGCAGCTCGATGGCGATGGGATGCAGGTCATCGCCTTTGGCCAGGGCTTCGCCAGCATGAACTTCCCGACCAAGAAGCTGGAGGAGGTCGTGCTTTCGGAGCGGCTGGTGCACGCCGGTCACCCCGTGCTCCGCTGGATGGCCGGCAACGTCTCGCTAGAAACGGATGCGGCCGATAACTGGAAACCGTCCAAGAAGAAGAGCCGGGAGCGGATCGACGGCATCGTGGCGCTGATCATGGGCTTGGAAGGCGCGAGCAAACACGTTCCGGGCAAAAGCTATTTCTTCATCACGTCGGATGGGATCACGCTGTGAGGAAGTCGTCACGCGTCCTTTACAATGCGGCTCGGACGGGAATAATAGACACCATGTCTTGAACAGCAGCTGAGCGAGTCCAGTCCCAATGCACCCATCATCGTTGGCTTGCACTCGCCTCTGCCTTGGTGCGCTGGCTTGCGCGGGACTGTTTTGTTCTGCGCTCCCCGTTCGATCTGAG